TCCCTGCCTGTATCTTCTTTCGCCCGGTCTCTGAACACCTGTCATCATTGGGTTACTGTAATATGCCAGTTCAGGGCTTTCCTCAAGCCACTCCAGGTATGGATTTTCTAATATCCCAGTCGAATATTGCTGGTAACCTGGGTTGTATGAATAGGCAGAGGGAGCTGCGCCTTGTCCTGTCTCTTGTGGGTTATACCATTTTTGAGTCATGTATTACTCCTGATTAACCTTGATAGAATTCGTCTTCCAGTGGGTTATAGCCCTCTGGTGCAGGAGTACCATAAGGTGTTGTTCCCCAAGGATGAAGGCCTGTCCTTTCCTCTATCGACGGGGTCAACAGATTCTCTGGCATAGTTATATCTCCCGTCAAGGCTGCCTGCGTAGAAGCTCCTGGTACCCATCCTTGCTCACCCATTACTTGACCAGTGGGCGGAGGAGGAGGGGGAGGAGGGGCAGTCCAAGCGGCAAATTGCCCCATGTCGTTTACTCTTGGCATGTAGCCTGGGTTAGCCGAGTACTGCGAGGCAAACTGCCTTAGCATCTCACCTGCCGCCATCTCTGGGTTAGCTGCCTGCCACTGGTCAACCGCCCTGCTTATACTGGGCTGTATTGCCCTGCGCATTATAGGATTACGGCCTGCCATCATTGCCCCTGACATTATATCCCTTGTCTCACCAGGGGTAATGGTAGAAAGATAATCATATGCCGGGCCTGATACGCTTTGGCCCCATAGGTTTTCAGAGGCAAGTTCGCCTATTCTTCCCAGCGCAGACCCCCATTGTCCAGATGTCCACGGGGTGAATCCACCGGCGCCAGGCTGGCTATACCCAGTCCCTGCGGCCCAGGGTTGGTATACACCTGGTGATGCCTCAGGAGCGGTAAATTGCAGAGGAGACTTAATAAAATCAGAATATGAGCCCAGGTCTCCGTAACCTCCTATTGATGTAGGGGCTGCGGCAAGCATGTACCTGCCCTGTAATGCCCTATCCCTATCTTGCAAAATAGTTCTTGCAAAAGGAGAGTACATATTAAATTGAGGCCCTGCCATATACTGGTTATATAGCCGCTGCCTTCCTTCTTGTGTGCCGCTTAATGTATCCTGCCACGGCCCTACCCATGGATTAGTCATATCTATCCTCCTTGAATGTTCTTATTGCTTCCGTACCCTTTTGGCCCATGCCATTGAAACTTTTTTGCCCCTGCCCATTCTTCCCATAGATTCCTACCCATCCGCGCCTGTATCTGGGGAGACAGGTCATTTATACCTATACCGCCATCATGGTAGGCCTTTGCATAGGTAGTCTCCAGTCCTTTCTCATCTAGAAAAGTATCACCGGGTTTTACCTCGGTGTTATTCATCATCCATGAATCCAGCTCACGGTTTATGGTCTGGCCTGCGTATCTTTTAGCAACAGGATTCAATCCCTTGGTAGACTTGGTTATTATCCATCCCTTAATATTACTGGGGTTACTGGAGAATATATCATGTGCATCGGCTATGAATCTCATTCTTTCTGCCGATATCTCTCTTGGCTTGTAAGCACCTGGGAGTTGTGGTTTTTGCCAGTCACTCCTATCGCCGGAAACCGGGTCATACGTGGCATCTACGGGTATACCAGGCGCATCTGGTAGATTCGTTAAGAAATTTTTATCAGCCCATGACCCTTCTTCATAGCCGGAAGAACCTGGGCCAGGGGGCGGGCCAACACCTTCTTGATGTAGCAGGATCCTGTATAGTGTCTGTAGGTTGCCCTGCCATTCATCCCTGCTCCATAGCCTTGGAGGACCCTCCATACCTTCAAAAAACTGCGAGTCAAGATACTGAGAGTATTCTTTCATGGGAGGCTCAACTCTTGTGTCTGCCTCAATTTTCCCAATATCAGTCTCAATATCAGTATCTGTTGAGTCAGGGTCTTCCGCCTCCAAGCTACGGCCTATTGGCATAAAGTACGGAGATCCAGGCATCATACGTAACAGCTTGAACTGTCTCCTGAGCTCGGATTCCATGTCATCCATAATCTTCTGTTGAGCCGGGTTCATGTTGAGATATACCGAATTACGCTTTTTAAATTCGTCGTATATCATATCCATCCCTCTGTCAACAGTACTCAGGTATCTTACCAGCCAGTTACCGTCTACCGTGGGTGGTGCAACTCCTGTCTCCTGGTATAGTTCCTGAACTGCAGGGTCACCGCCAGGATACAAAGGTCTTGGTTCAAGTTTTCGCACTGGTGATGGAATCTGACCAAATGCAGGACCTCCCCCTGGTCTATCAGCCACGGATAGCCCTATATCTTTTCCGCCAGGGGCCAGCATGGACCATGGCACATCAGGAGATCGACCTGCCCAGCCCTTTGCCATTATATCTATAATGGACTGTTCACTTCTCCTGGTTCTTGTCTTCTTTTCAGCGTCTTCAGTGCCGCCACCGAATATAGCATGGATAGCCTTCCCATAGTCGCTGGATATTTTATCTGATAAAGGTCCCATGATTACCTCGGCGGCACGAGGCCCATGCGCCTCATGCGTTCCTCGTCACTTTGAATAGCACCTGGCCTTGGTGATGCAGGCGGCATACCTACAGGAGGCCCCTGTGGCGGTACGGGCGGTACACCAAGTGCCGCATTAGGCATTACCTGTGGCGGCAGTCCGGGTGGCCCACCTCCCGGCGGTCCCATTGGCGGTCCTGGTGGAGGCCCCATTGGTGGTCCCATTGGTGGTCCCATTGGGGGACCCATAGGTGGACCCATTGGTGGCCCCATCGGTGGGCCGCCGGGTCCTGCTGGAGGCCCGGGAGGAGGACCCTGCACCATCTGGGCGGTCTTGGCGGTCTTCTCCATCAACAATCTCATTAGTTCACCGTAGTAGAATTCTGCCAGCTGGTCTCTTCCCCTGTTTTCCAGTGAAGATAATAGTGTCCAAAGTGCTGCCTCGGGTAGTTCTTTTTCAGCTACCTGCTCCTTGATAACGTCATCCAGCTGGTCTGCATCCTGAAGTCCGAGTACCCTGTCCCTGATAAATATGTCAGGCAGCAGCGGTGTAGGTCCCTCTCTTGCTATCTGGGCCATGCTCATCTTGGACATATCGTCCTGTGGCAGCTGGCTCATTATTGATACCTCGGGATCTCCGCCCTTCTTTATCACGTCAGGGCTTATCTCTTCGGCGAAATACATCCGCTCCTTATCCCTGCCTGATACCTCCATGGCCTTGAACCTTCCACTGCCGTACTGTGAAGAGATCATATTAAATATCTGCGTATATGCTCTTTCAAGTGTCTGTATCCTTGGGGACAGTACGGTTTCAATTCCCTGCCTGAGGGTATTAATTGCGTAACCTGACAGCTGGAACTGGAGTTCACCGTAGATAGAGTAGGGGAGTCCCCCCCTTTGTATCTCGCTGGATACGAGTCCCATGAAGGCACCTGATTCCTTAGCCATCTCAAGCATTCCGAGGGGTTCTACTTCCTCTCCCTGCCCGAGTGAAATCTCAGAACCTTCCTGATACGGGTCTTCATCGAGCGTCTTCGTTCCGTCCCTGGACTTAACCTTTAATCCCTGCTTTCGGGACCTTGCGGTAAGTTCAAGCATGGTAGACATCATAAAGTTATTGTTCTCGAAGTTCTCCCTGTTATGCTTAAACACGGATTCCCCGAAGTCTGCAATAGCATCGGAGCCTACTTCATCTGACTGTACCAGGGGTGCGGAACCCACCATTCCTATAAAGCATGGAACCCCATCGTAACCGTGCCTTGTCCTGCGCTTCAGGATCCTGTCACCGGTTACAACGTAGTTATCTTCCTTATCGTAGAAGTCATAGACCAATACGCTCTGTTCATCGTCTTTGCCTATGGACTTGAGGTTATATTGCTTTGCCACCTCTTCGGGGGATTTACGCATCCTGTAACATGCCCAGTCGAGTCCGTCAGGGCCTTCACCCCAGAAGGTATTAAGCGGGTCCCAAGGGGTTATATCAACCCTTGTACCCTGTTCTTTATCCTTTATCAGCAGCGCCCTGCCTGCGTACCAGCCCCTGAGGGTAACGTACCAGGCTAATTGGTCTCTGAGCGGGGGAAGAAGCCTCATGCACAGGCTGTCGTCTGCGGCACGGGTGATGCCTGTCAGGAACCTTTCCTTCTGGTTATCAGCGTCCCTCTGCTCTCTTTCGTTGCCGCTAAAGGGAATCCTCACCACCATTTCTGCGTTGGTAAGCCAGCTGATGATCTTGTCTGCCATCACCTGTGGTTCGTTGGAGGTATAGGACCTGTATCCATCCCCTGCATCGTAGGGTTCAAGCCTGTAGAGCCTGTGGTCCTGTTCCATTCTGTCCCTGAGTGGATAAGTAGATTTATAGTGGCCTTCCACCATGTCTACAATTTCAGAAAACTTACGTTTTGCCACAGCTACCACCTTTTAACGGAAATCTTATCCCGTCCCTGTACATAGCCGTATCCGTAGTTGTCCACTATACCATAGATCAGCGCTTTTACACCGTGGTTATTCTTATCCTCCGGTGAGGTTCCTACTATATTCCCATCGCGGTCAACTTTCCACCTGTATGCCCTTGTCTGACCGTCAAACGGGTTAGGGGCTGCCCCAAATTCCGAAAGAACCCCATCACACCGGGGATTTATCTTTAATTTTGCTTCTCTTGAGAGAGGGTCGGGCTTTAAAAAGCTCTTTAATCTCTCGGTTCCGTCGTTAATCATAACTTTTTGAGAATTTAAGTACAATCCCGTTTCCTTTAACCATATTTCAGCTGGCGCAGGCATTGCCTGGTGCTGATTGCCTGCTATATCTATCACCCCGTACTGCACATCCTGCCACCACGGGCGGTTTTTACAGATATCAATGATCTCTTCTGTGACCAGCCCTCTTTCGTAGACTTCATCTATGACATGGATGACATCATCGTGGATTTGAACAGCCATAACAGCGTATGCCCCTGCATATCCAGGGTCCATCCAGAGGTGAACAGGGTCACCCACTGACCACTTCACTTCTTCTACGTGGAGGTTGGGCCTGAATTCACTAAACACCAATCCTTCTGGCGGTGACGGGATACCTTCGATACGTTCCATGAAGAAATCGTCACTGGAATCTCTTTTAAGCCTCTGTATCTCGGGGTCCTGTACCCCACCTGGGTATAAGTGGGTATTTGTATAGCTTGGAAGTGAGAAACTCTGCTCATCATCCGTGGGTACCGACCATGCGGTGTGCATCTGCGGGTACCATCCGAGTGAACCTTCAAAGGTTCCTGATAAAAACAGCCAGCCTCTCTTAGGGGCGCATCTTCCTCTCATCCTGTAGAAGGTTTCTATATCCAGCTGTGATGCTTCGCAGGCAATAATACCGTCCGGTGCTCTCATTGCAAGTGTGCGTGGATCTTTAGCGGATTTTGTCTCTATGCGTGTCCCGTCTGCGAGTATAATCCTGCCTGGGTCAACCCTTTTAGAGGCTTCCTTGAGTATTCCCAGCGCGGAGAAGTCATCTATCAGGTACTCAAACTCTGCCCTTGTGCGTTCATAGTCGGCAGCGACCAGCCAGTAGAGCCCCTCGTCGTTGATTTCCATCATGCGTGCAAGCAGGTACTTGCTTGCCATCATGGATTTACCTGCCTGTTCACCCCCTGCAACGAGGATAAATCTTTTACGGCACTCTACTATCGGCATCTGCGCCGGGGTAGGGTTAAAT